GTTGAAGGCCACCTACCGCAGGAAGCTGCGGGAGTTGAAGGCGGGGAAGGCGGGGAGGGCGGGATGACCTACCAGCTCCACCACGGCGACTGCCTTGAAGTCCTGCGCGGCATGGCGGACAACAGCATCGATTCCATCGTCACGGACCCACCGTATGGCCTGAGCTTCATGGGTAAGAAGTGGGACTATGACGTTCCGAGCGTCGAGGTATGGGCCGAGTGTCTGCGCGTGCTCAAGCCTGGCGGCCATCTGCTGGCCTTCGCCGGAACCCGCACCCAGCACCGCATGGCAGTCCGAATCGAGGACGCTGGTTTCGAGATCCGCGACATGATCGCCTGGGTCTACGGCAGCGGATTCCCGAAGTCGCTGGATGTTAGCAAGGCGATAGATAAAGCAGCTGGGGTTGAGCGCGAGGTTGTCGGCTCAGGGTACAGAAAGCTGAGTAACAGCAGCATGTATGCCGACGATGCCGGCGGCGGATTTAAAGAATCGTTCAACATCACCGCGCCCGCCACCGATGCCGCCCGCCAGTGGCAAGGCTGGGGCACCGCCCTAAAGCCCGCGCTGGAGCCGATAACCGTGGCGCGCAAGCCGCTGGTCGGAACGGTGGCGGAGAATGTGCTGGAGCATGGCACGGGGGCGTTCAATATCGACGGCTGCAGAATTGAAGGCCTGAAGCCGCAAGTTACGCAGGGTGTTAACAGCAACGCCAGCAGTTTTAACGTTGCTAAAGAACGTCGAATATCCGGCGACAGTAACGAAGGCCGCTGGCCCGCCAATCTGATCCACGACGGCAGCGAGGAAGTACTGGCCGGATTCCCGACTGAGTCGGGTGCTGCGGCGCCGGTCCGCGGCACGGAGGCAAGCGCGGCCAGTGTTGGCCTGATCACAGGCCAGCGCGCGCGCGTGCCAGGCGCATTCCATGACGACGCCGGCAGCGCCTCCAGATTCTTCTACTGTGCCAAGGCCAGCAGGGAGGACCGAGACGAAGGGCTGGATGGATTCGCCGCAATCACAACGAGAGACGGCCGGGCAGTCGCTGCAGACAACGCGTATCAGCGCGGCAAGACAGAGAGGCAGAACTCTCACCCCACCGTCAAGCCCACCGACCTAATGCGCTACCTGTGCCGCATGGTGACGCCGCCGGGTGGTGCTGTGCTGGACCCGTTCACTGGCAGCGGTAGCACAGGCAAGGCCGCCGTGCTGGAAGGATTCGACTTCATCGGCATTGAGCGCGAGGCCGAATTCGTGGACATCGCTCGCGCCAGGATCGAGCACGCGGTACTGCTGCAAAAGTCCGGCATGGAAAAGCTGGTGCCGGCCAGCAAGCGGGACAGCCAGACGCTGGATCTTTTCGCGGAGGCCGCATGACCATCTGCCTCCGCTGCCACAGGCCCCTCAAGAACCCCAGCATCGGCGGTCTCGGCCCCGTGTGCGCCAAGGCTGTCCAGCCGGTGCCCGAGGTCGAGCTGGACCTGTTCGGCTACGACATCGAGGCCGCTACCCTGGCTGCCCGCGCGCGGCTCGCTGAGTTCATCGACTTCCGAACATGGCACGCCCAGCACGCGATTGCCGAGGGTTTCAGGGACGCCAGGAAGCGGTTTGTATGGGTGCGGCCATGAGTCCGAGAATCCAGGTCATTCACTCCGGCATCTTTCCGGATCTCATTGCCGCCCTGGAGGCGACGGGGACACAGGTCGTCCTAGTCGAAGGTGCGATGGGGACGGTGGAGCCATTCGAGATCATCAATTCGGTTTACGTGTACGAACCGCAGCAGCCACCAGTTGCGCACTACCGGCCTACCCACAAAGGTAAGTTGGTTGCCCAGTGGAAAAACGAACGCAGGGGACGCCGGCCATGAAGTGGACCGAGGGCATCATCGCCGGCGCCATTGCCCGCCAGACGCTGGCCAGCAAGTGCGTAGTGCTGGTCGACCGCTGCGTGTGGACCGGCTATGAGTGCGATGTCCTGGCGGTGACGCGCGAACTGCGCATCATCGACATCGAGGTCAAGATAAGCCGTGCCGACCTCAAGGCCGACGCCCAGAAAGACAAGTGGTGGCATCGCCGCAGCTTCTCAAACTTCCACATTGGTACTGGGCGCGCGCATGGCCCCGAGGCACCGGCAATCCGCAATGACTGGCCGACCCGTGTCTGGAAGCACTACTACGCCATGCCGGCGGAAATATGGAAGCCCGAACTGCTGGACTGCCTACCCAGCACGAAGAGCGGCGTGATCCTGATGCGCGAACAGCGCGGGGGCGGCGCCATTGCTGTGGCCGAGGTCGTGCGCCGCGCGACGCCAAACAAGGATGCCGATCGCATCACGGCCGAGGACGTCATCGACATCGCAAGGCTGGCCAACCTGCGGATGTGGGATGCCTATCAGCAGCGTGATGCCTCGCGCGGCAAGCAGTTGGAGCCGGCATGACCAAGCCCAGCACCATCCTCGTCTGCCCGGTCGTGCCGCTGCGCCAGCTGCCGCCGGCTGATGTGAAAACACCAGAGAAACGGGGCGCCAAGGTAAAGCACGGATGCTCCATAAAAGGCAAGAAGACACGCACTTACAAGATATGGAATGGAATGGTCGCGCGCTGTCACGTTGAATCTGCGACTGGGTACGAAAGATACGGAGGACAAGGCATCAAGGTTTGCGAAAGATGGCGTGATTTTTCCAACTTCCTTGCCGACATGGGAGAGGCCCCGGAAGGCATGTCGATTGATCGCAAAGACAGTTCTGGCGACTACGAGCCCAGCAACTGCCGCTGGGCTACGCGACAAACACAGAACGAGAACCGCAGCAGCGTTCGCTGGATTGAGGTGGACGGAATTTCTATGACCGCAGCCGCATGGGCCAAGAAGTTGGGTTTAAGCAAGTCCAGCTTTTATGAGCGACTGGAGAAATGGCCACTCCGACAAGCGCTAGGTTTGGAGCCCAGGCCACCGCAAGTCCGCATCCCGCCGGTGATCTCAGTCGAAGGCCGAAAGCGCATTGGTGAGGCCAACAAACGTCGCAGCGCCAGAAAGGATGCGCCATGAGCGAGTACGCATTGCACACGGTGTTCATCAACCCCGAGCAGGCGAAGGCAACCATTGCCCAGCAGATCGCGCCCTACTGCCGCCGCCTTTGGGCTGACGGAGTTGAGCGTGTGGCCGTCACGGTGCAGCCCGAGGAAGACGCCAAGACCGTGCAGCAGGGAAAGTTCTATTGGGGCGTGGTGCTGCGCGAGATGAGCGAGCAGGCGCAGATCGGCGGGCAGAAGTACAGCGCCGAAGCCTGGCACGAGCTCTGCAAGCGGCAGTTCCTGCCTCGCTTGTCCAAGCGCGTGCGAGTAGCCGGCAAACCGCGCCCGGTAGTGACAACAACCATCGGCAGCACCCAAGGCCTGAGCGTCAGGAAGATGACAGCCTACATCGAGCAGTGCATGGCATTTGCGCAGACGGACCTGGGTGTGCGCTTTTCCGCCCAGCGCTGGGAGGAATACCGATGAAGCGCACCAAGGATCAAGCCCGCGAGGCCAAGAACGAACGCGATCGCCAACGTCGTCTCGAAAACGTTGATGCGTATCGCGCAGCGCATCGAGCAAGATACAAAGCCAAACAGGCTTTGCCAAAAGTCACCGCCGAGCGTCTGCGTGAACTTCTTCACTATGACCCAAGAACTGGCCTCTTCACCTACCGTGTTTCCCGGGGTCGATTTGCCGCAGGTACTGCGGCCGGGCATCAGGAAAAGGGCTCCAACCGCATCAACATCATCCTCGACGGTCGCCTGTACAGGGCGCACCGTTTGGCGTGGCTGTACATCACGGGAGAATGGCCAAAGCTGGAGATTGATCACAAGGACACCGACCAATCAAACAACAGGTGGAACAACCTGCGTGACGTGACTTCGACCGTGAATAAGCAGAACAGGCGGTGTGCACCGAGCGGAAAGAAGTACTCGCCGCTACTGGGAGCGCAATGGTGCATCCAGCGGAAGAAGTGGAAGGCATCAATCAAGGTGGACGGGAAGGTCAAACACATCGGATTCTTTGAAACGGATGTCGCTGCCGCCGCCGCCTATCTCGACGCAAAACGCAAGTTTCACGAAGGGTGCACTCTGTGAAACGAACATTTATGTCCCGCGGCTCCGGCTTCGCCCGCAAGACTTACACCCCGCCGCCAGCTGCTCCGCTGCGCGCGCTGGAGCGCCCAGTGAACATCGCCCGCATCAGCGCCAACGACTCCGGGCCGGCTGTGGCCAAAGAGAACCCGCTGCGCTGCGAAGCCTATCGGCGCCTGGTGGCCGCCATGCCGTGCGCCCATTGCCGCAAGCCAGACCGCAGTCAGCATGCCCACGAGAACGACGGCAAGGGCAAGGCCCAGAAGCTGGACGACCGCCGTGGCATGCCCCTCTGTGCCGACGAGCCGGACCGGGAAGGCTGCCACACGAAATTCGACCAATACCGGCTGCTGCCAGGTGGCCGAAGCGCGCACGTCGCGTATGGCGAGCTGTGGGCAACGCAGACCCGCGCGGCAATCCTGGCTGCTGGGAAGTGGCCACCGAAATTACCACTCTGGACCGAAGCATGACCCTGACCGACATCCAAGCCCGCTGCACCCTCTGCCCGGAGTGCGAAACCAACTGGCGCTGGGCCGGGCACCCGGCTGCCACTGGCCACCGCGCCGTGATGGAGGTCGACGGCAAGCGCTACCCCGTGCGCCGCACCGTCTACGAATTGCACAAAGGCCGCCCGGTGAAGAAGGGATATTGCATCGTCACCGACTGCGCCGACGACAAGTGCATGAATCCCGAACTGCTGCGCGAGGTCACCAAGGCTGCCGTGGTCAAGCGCGAGATTGAGGCCGGGCTGATCCTGCATGCCGGCCACAAGGCCAACGTCGTGCTGGCTCGCAGGAAGCGGGAATCCAAGCTGCAGGACAAGGCCATGGCGATCTACCTGGAAGATGCGCCGCGCACCGAGCTGGCCGCCAAGCACGGATGCTCCCGCCAGGCCGTGGGCCAGATCAAGAACCAGAAGACCCACCGCCACATCCACAACAACCCGTTTCAGGGGCTGCTGCCATGAGCGCCAAAGTCATCGAATTCCCGGAGCGTGTTCAGTCTGGCGTCGGCGAGGCATTCTGCATAGGTTGCGGACACACGTGGGCAGGTGTGGCCAAGACCGGAACCGTGGACCTGGAATGCCCCAACTGCCATGCCATGAAGGGCAAATGGAAGTTTGAGTTTGCGCCTATGCCCGGCCAGATGGTCCGCGAATGCGGCTGCGGCAATCAGCTGTTCTACCTGACACCAGATGGCCACTTGTGCGCCAACTGCGGTATCTATCAGGTGTATTCATGATCACCCGCCGCGGCCTTCTACAAGGCATCCTCGCCGCCGGCGTGGCCCCGGCCATCGGCCGCGCCGGGATCATCATGCCGCCGCGCCATGTGATTGCGCCGCGGCAGGAGATCGTTATTTCTGGGCTCACGACGATTTCCGATTGGTACGGACACCAACTAGATGCGATCAGATTTTCTGCGATGCATCAAATAACCCACTACGAACAGCTACTGAAAGGCCGCGCATGACCAAGATCCAAGACCGTTACGCGAGCGCCGTGCACTCCAGCAACCTGGTGGTGGACGGCAAAACCTACATGGGCGACTCTGACGTGCTGGGTGCCATGGGCATCGCAGACCGCGTGCTGACCCAAGGCATGACCAGCGACGGCACGCCGGTGCGGCCGAGCCCCGTAGCGGTTCCCCTGGAGCGCCTGTTCGCCGGTGACAACCGCGCGGCCTATGAGATCGTCCGCATCCTGGCCGAGATGGCCCACGAGCACAGCTTCAAGCTCAAGACCAAGATCAGCCGCGTGCACTGCGCCGACATGGCCCGGGCCTGCCTGGCGTGGCACCGTGACGGCACCTGCAAAACCTGTGAGGGCAGGGGATATGCACTGATTCCCGGTACGAAGACCATGAGCGAGCGGGAATGCCAAGAATGCTGCCCCAGCCACGTGCCCGCGCGCTGGCGCACACCCGGCAAGATGCCGTTTGAGCGCGAGTTCCGGCCGGAGTGGCGCGAGCTGGCCCGGTGGCTGGTGTCGGAGATGGCCCGAGCATCCGGGCATGCTGGGCCGGCGGCCATGCGTGCGCTGGCGCCTCAACTTAACTTGGAGTGAATCATGCTGCCACCCTTCATGCAAGAACCTAACCGCCCCGACAACGACGCCATCACGGCCCACATGCGCAAGATCAGGGGCGAGTTTATCGCCGTGCTGCATCGAGGAGGCCGATTCGACGGCAAAAACGCAAAGATGCCGTCTATCGCACCGGCGCTTATGCGAAACGTCATGAACATGGCTAGTGCAAACGGGCTGTCGCCGGAAGAGGCTTTGCTGGTGCTCTCCTTCGAAGCCCTAAAGATGGTCGAGCTTCTGAATGATCAGATACTGGAATACCACCTCACCACACCTCACCCACGCCTGATGGACTGGCCTGGAGGATTGCGGCAAAGCAACGCTATGCATCCAGGCAGATAAAAATAGCTGCCATCCTTGCACTCAGGCCTTGACACCATTACAATTGCGGCACCCGTACAAAGCCAGTGTGTCGCTGGCAAAAGATCAAAGGGCCCGCCAGTCGATGGCGGAGCCACCCCGAAATTTCCCGAAGCCCGCGCCCTGCGGGCTTTTTGCATTCTGTTGCCGGGTAGCTCAACTGGCAGAGCAGCGGCCTCCAAAGCCGAAGGTTGAAGGTTCGAGTCCTTCTCTGGTAGCCATGGACATGGACCTGAGCCGGCAGCGCCGGCAATAACGGACCCGCAGGGTGAAACGCCCAAGCAGCCTGCCTGGGGAAGGGTTCCAGGCGCCAATTTCCGCGCAATAGCTCAGCTAGAAGAGCGCACGGTTCATACCCGTGAGGTCGCCGGGGCGGATCCGGCTTGCGCAACCCTTTGCCACCCCGAAGACAGCCCACACGCACACCCTACACGGAAGAGGTGCTGGACTTTGAGGGTGGCGATCAATTCCAAACCCGCCCATATCCGCTGACCAGCTGCATTCCCATCCGCAGCCCCTGGAAGGTCCCGGGCGGCCGTAGCTGGCGTCCGGAAAGCCGCCAAGCCCGAAGACAGCCCCCGGCATCAGCTCCCTGCTCCGGGACGCCGGGGGCGCTTCGACACCCAACAGCCACCGCAGAGCCCGACTGCGTGGCGGCCTAGCAGCCGCCAGGTTCTTCCCCGCCTCGCTCTCGGTCGGGTCATCGGGCAAGAGAGACAACGGCCGCGCCCTGCTGGGCTGGTCCCAGTAAGCCCGTAAGGGCGCAACCCCACCAAAGGAATTCACCATGGAAGACGGAATGACCCCTCCCACCGGCATGCAGCCCGGCATGGCCCCCGCTGGCCAGGAACCCGGCATGGAAGCGGAAGCCCCGGCCGGCTACGAGATCTGCATCCGCGTCGGTGGCGACGGCAAGCTCAGCGTTGGCGTGGAGTCCGGCCAAGCCGAGGCTGCCGAAGCCGCGCCCGGCATGCAACCCGGTGCCGCGTCGATGCCCGAAGAGGCCGGCGGCCAGTACCAGCCGGCTGAGAGCATCAAGGAAGCCCTGACCATGGCCCTGGACATCTACCGCGCCGACGGCAAGCTGCCGGGCGACGGTGACCAGGACAGCGCCGAATTCGACGCCGGCTTCAAGAGCCGCTGACCGCCATGCCCAAGGCCATCCTCACCATGGACGACCGCGACGGCAAGCTGGAGCTGTCGCTGTTCCTCGAAGGCGGATTCCAGGTGGACAGCGATGCCCACCAATGCGCCAACCTGCTGGTCAAGCACCTCGACACCCTGGGCGCCGTTGAAGGCCAGAGCGAGGTCCGCGAACTCACCGGCGAAGAAGCCGAAGCCGTGATCCGCGATGCCCAGCAGATCCAGACCGTGGCCCAGGCCGCCGTCGACGAGCGCCCCGCACTCACCCTGGTGCGCCCGAACTGATCCCCCCACCACGAAGAGAGAACCACCATGAACAACGAACTTCGCCATGAGGTCACGATGGTCGTCAACGGCGAAAGCCGCCGTGTGATGGTCGACGACACCCCCAAGCCCGAAGCCGCCCAGGAGCCCGAAAAGGCCAAGGCACCGGCTGCCGCCAAGGCCGCCACCCCGGCCAAGAAGACCGCCGCCAAGAAACCCAGCCTGCTTGAGCGCGCCAAGGCCGCCGTCACCGGGAAGGGTAAGAAGGCCTGACCATGATCCGCTTCCGTCACCTCGGCTGCCAGTCCGAGGCCATCCGATACGTGGGCCAAGGCGCGCCAGGCCCTGGAATGGTCATCCGCAGCGCTGAATGGCAGCTACCTGACTGCACCCATCCCAAAAATGGTGTACCAATCATCTGTCCTGACTGTGGTGCGCACGTACAGCCACTGGGGTCTCAAAGGATTGAGCCCCTCCCAGCCTTGGCCGAGGTCTGACCATGGCCACCAAGAAGAAGCCCGTAGCCAAGAAGGTTGTGAAGGCACCAACCAAGCCGGCCCGCCAGCAGGCCCAGCGCGAGACAGCAGTGAAGGCCGAGACCGGCCTGACACCCAATGAGCACAGGTTCGTTCAGGAGTACCTGATAGACCTGAACGGCACCCAGGCCTACATGCGGGTCTTCCCCCACGTCAAGCCGACATCAGCACGTGTCGAGGCCTGCCGTATGTTAGCGAAGCCTAACGTGCAGGATGCCATAGCCAAAGGCAAGCAGGAGAGGGCGCAGCGCACAGGGATCTCTGCTGACATTGCGCTTGAGCATGCCTGGGGCATTGCCACCGCTGATGCCCGCGAGTTCGTGGAATACAAGGTGGGCTGCTGCCGGTACTGCTGGGGCACCGACCACCGCTACCAACGCACGGTGGCTGAGTTTCAGCGCGATGAAGCTGAGCTCTCCAGGCAGAACGAAGAGCTCATCGCCGCCGGCAAGGATGGCGTCAAGGCTTTCGATGAGCAGGGCGGCACCGGCTTTGATCTGCGCCGGCCGCCGAACCCGGATTGCCCGGAGTGCTTCGGAGAAGGCAAGGGGCGCACGGTGTTCAAAGACACCTCCCTGGTGAGCCCGGCTGCCGCGGCGCTGTTTGCAGGCGTCAAGGAAACCAAGGACGGCGTGGAGATCAAGGTGCACAGCAAGGATGCGGCACTGGAAAAGGTCTTCCGCCACCTGGGCCTGTTCGAGAAGGACAACACCCAGCGCAGCCTGCTGGAAGGCGTGCCGCGGGAGATGCTGAAAGCCATCGCGGAGCGTCTGCGTGGGGCAACGTGAGCATGCCGACCTGGCTTGGGTAGATAACCTGCCGGTCGCCGCCAAGAAGGCGCTGCTGGCCGAGGCGATCATGGAGCTGGCCGGCAACAAGCTGGCCGACTACCACCCCTACGCCAAGCAGATCGAGTTTCACAGCGCAGGTGCAGATGACGGCGTGCGAGAGCGCCTGCTGATGGCTGGTAACCAGCTGGGCAAGACCATCGCCGGCAGCTTTGAGTGCGCGATGCACCTGACCGGCCGCTACCCGGATGACTGGGATGGCGTCAAGTTCGAGCAGCCCACCACGGGATGGGCGGCATCCCTGACCAGCCAGAGCACACGCGATACCGTGCAGCGCCTGCTGCTGGGCAAGCCAGGCGAGTGGGGCACCGGGGCGATCCCGAAGGACGCCATCGTCAACATTCAGCGCGCGCCACATGGCGTGCCGGATGCCGTCGAAACCATCACGGTGCGCTACGTGTCCGGCGGCCTGTCCCGACTGACCATCAAGACTTACGACCAGGGCCGGGAGCGCTGGCAAGGCGAGACACTGAATTTCGTGTGGTTCGACGAGGAACCACCGCTGGACATCTATATAGAGGGCTTGACCCGGACCAACGCGACCCAGGGCATCAGCTGGCTGACCTTCACGCCGCTGCTGGGCATGTCGGATGTCGTCAGGCGATTCCTGATCGAGAAGGTGCCCGGCACCCACGTGACCATCATGACCATCGAGGACGCCGAGCACTACACGCCGGCCCAGCGCGCCGCCATCATCGCCAGCTACCCGGCCCACGAGCGCGAGGCCCGCGCCAAGGGCATCCCGACACTGGGCAGCGGCCGGATATTCCCAGTCGTCGAGGACACCATCAGGGAGCATGCGTTCCCCATCCCCGACCACTGGCCCCGCATCTGCGGCTGGGACTTCGGCTATGACCACCCCAGCGCCGGCGCCTGGCTGGCTTGGGACCGCGACACCGACACCATCCACGTGTACGACGCCTACCGGGTGCGGGAGCAGACGCCGGT